ACAATCCTAGCATTACTGCAGCGTTAGAAAAAAATATTATGGAGCACATATCATTGATGGCACAAGAACAAATACAATTAGAATTTCCACAAGAGATTCAAATGTTACCACAAATGCAACAGATGGCAGTTCAGAATCCTCAAGTACAACAACAGTTTCAAGAAATATCTCAGAAGATAGAAGCAAGAAAAGCTATCTTGATTGCAGATATGACTGAAGAGTTTATGAAGGAAGAAAAACAAATTACATCTCAGTTTGATCATGATCCATTATTAAAATTAAAACAAAGAGAAGTTGATCTTAAAGCTATGGAAAATGAGCGTAAGATGAAAGAAGATGAAAATAGGATCAATTTAGATAAAATGAAATTAATGCAGGCAAGAGAAATTAATGATGAAAAATTAGAGCAGAATGAAGATTTAGCTCAACTTAGAGCAGATACTACTATGGCTAAATCAATGATATCTGCAGATGTTAAACTGACTTCAGATAAAATGAAGGCTAAAGATGTAAAGACCTTGAAAGGTCCTAAATCTTAGTATATAGAACCAATAGGAGATAATTATGGCTAAAGAAGGTAAAGGATATAATCAGTCTATGTTTACTAACAAAGACGGCTACGCTAAAGGCGGAGTTACAATAGAAGTTCCTTCTCAAAACTTAGAAATTGACCCAAGAGGTAAATCTAGTTTTAGAGGTAAAGGAGTTTATGTTGCAACTGGAGATACAGTTGATGTTAGAGGAACAAAGGCGATGAGAAAAGAAAAGAAACCTGTAAAAGCAACTTGGTACTAGTATGTGGTTATCGGCAATTAAATTAGCCGTTTCTGCTGGTAGTAAAATTTATGCTAACAAGCAGAGAGCGAAAGTCGCAATGTCTGATGCACAGCTATTGCATGCAGAACGACAAGCGCGAGGCGAGGAAGCTTACCAGGGCAAATTGTTAGAAGCCCGTCAAAACGACTACAAGGACGAGGTGGTTTTAGCGATTCTCACGTTGCCCATTTTGGTGCTCGCTTGGGGGGTCTGGTCGGACGATCCGGCTGCTATGGAGAAGATAAA